CATCAAATATTAATGCACAACAGTCATGATTTAATTTACATAGGTAACAGTAAGGGCACTGCTTGGATTGAATTAACTTCAAATGGAAAAATTGATATTTTTGCCACTGATAGTGTTAGTATCCATACTAAACAAGATTTTAATTTTAGAGCAGATAGAGATATCAATTTTGAAGCAGGCCGTAACATAAATGTATTTGCCGGAAAAAACATGGAAACTAATGTTACTGGATATAACTACCTAGTAGTCGATGGAGATCAAAAAATTGCTGTTAGGGGATCACATAATGAAACAATAGGAGATACTGCAAACATAACAATTGGGTCAAATTATGAACTTGAGTCAGGTGCTATTGTTAATTTAGCAGCACAGGGCGTCTTCAGTATAGCTGCTGAAGGTAATATTAATGTAGGTACCGCAGGGGTTCTTAATCTGGGTGCAAATAGTAATATACTAGTATCGGGGTCAAATATTCACTTAAACGGACCCAGTGCAGCAGCACCTAACATAGCAAGTTCTGCAGATGTTCCGCCTAAACTTCCTATATTCAGTTTACCAGATAAACAAGTTCCATATGGATGGAGTGATGCAAAATTCTATAATACAGGAACAATTAAAACTATCATGCAACGTGTGCCAACACACGAACCTTGGCCCCAACATGAAAATATTGACCCAATAAAATACTCATCAGAAGCTACAGATGTTACATTAGCAGATAGAAGTGCCGCTGGCATTCCCCCCAATCCCGCCGTTGGTAAACAAGAACCTGCCAATTCAGCTGAAGTTATTCCAGGAACATGTTCGCCGGAATATGCTAAAGATATTAATGCAGCAGGTGCCCAGGCAGGCATCGGCGCCCTTAAAGCGGCATGTGCCAAATACGGAATTACAAGTCCAAATGCAGTGGCTGCATTGTTGGGTATTGCAGGAGGAGAATGTCGTTGGAAGTTAGTAGAAGAGGGATTTAATTATTCTGCTGATAGATTGTTACAAGTATTTCCCAGCGTGTTTAAAGGAGATAAAGATCTTGCACAGAAATATGCAGGAAATCCCAATAATTCATTACCTGAATTTTTGTATGGTTATACAACATCAAAAGGTAAGGGGTTAGGAAACACACAACCGGGTGACGGCGGCAATTTTATAGGTCGAGGATATATTCAATTAACTGGTAGAAGTAATTATGCTAGATACGGTGCTATGATTAGTCAAGATTTATTATCTAATCCAAAATTATTAAATGACCCAACTATAGCAGCTGAAGTTAGCGTTAAGTATATGTTAGATAGATGTAAAGCAGCACAAACTGCTCCTGATTATGTTGAAAAAGCAATACATGCAGTGGGATTTTGTACCCCTGATATATATGCTAAGAAAAAAGGATTTTATGAATGTTTCCTTGGGCAACTACAAAGTAAAACAGTGGGTACAGGTGCCGGCGGCATTTTAGTCGATGGCAGTGGAAACCCTATAAAGACTGGTTCTGGCGGATAATAAATACATCATGCCTTATAAGAATTTAGAAATTAATGTAACTGATTATAACAGTCAACATACTAATAGTTTAACACATTATTATAAAGGATTTAGCACGACAAATCCAGACAACAGAGGATCTAAATTATATGATTTTGATTTAATCAAACAAGATTTGCTAAATCATTTTAATACCCGAAAGGGACAGCGATTAATGAATCCTAAATTTGGTACAATCATATGGGATATATTAATGGAACCATTAACTCCCGAAATTAAAAATTTATTAACTAACGATATTCGTGAAATTTGTAATTTTGATCCCAGAGTATATCCTACTCAAATACAAGTTAATGAATATGAAAGAGGTTTTTTGATTGAAGTTGCTCTCAGTATGCGTAATACTGATCAAACATCTACATTAAAATTAATGTTTGATCAAAAAATTGGGTTAACGGCACAATAATATATATGGTTAATTATTTCAATAAATATGGTATCTACAATAAATTATGATTCCTTCAACCAACACAAAACTATTAGCCGGCGAGGATTGGACAAAGCTATACCAATCATTTCGCAATGCTGATTTTAAAAGTTACGACTTTGAAACATTAAAACGCACTATGATATCTTATCTTCAGGAAAATTATCCTGAAGATTTTAATGATTTTATTGATAGTAGTGAATATATTGCATTAATTGATCTTATTGCATATCTAGGACAAAATTTAAGTTTTCGTATTGATTTAAATGCCCGTGAAAACTTTTTAGAAACTGCACAACGTCGAGATAGTATATTACGACTTGCACAATTAATTAGTTACCGCCCAAAGAGAAATGTTCCTTCGACTGGGTTTTTAAAAATTACAGCAATAGCAACAACTGATAGTGTAATTGATTCAAACGGAACTAACTTGGCCAATACCACAATTGGCTGGAATGATGCTACTAATTCCAATTGGTATCAGCAATTTATTAATATAATAAATTCTACAATGAATTCTAATTTTGGAAATCCTGCTGATAGAAAAACACTAAATGGTATATTAACAGAACAATATTATTTTAATAATTCAACAACAGATGTTCCGTTATTCACTTATAATAAAAATATTGATGGAGTATCTATGGGATTTGAAGTAACTCCATGTACTTTTAACAATAATACCTACATATATGAAGCACCTCCTAAACCAGGTAGTGCATTTAGTTTTGTTTATAAAAATGACAATCAAGGAACAGGTAGTCCTGACACAGGATTTTTTACCATGTTTAAACAAGGCACTATGAGTCTTGTTTCATTCTCATTAGATAATCCAGTTCCAAATGAAATTGTAGGTATTAATACCCCTGATATTAATGATACTGACGTTTGGTTATGGCAATTGGATGCAAAAGGTAACTATTCAACGCTATGGACAGATGTTCCTACAACATCCAACAACAATAATGTTATATATAATAGTCTCAATAAAGATTTACGAACCATTTATGCAATCAGCCCTAGAGATAATGATCAAATAGATTTGAATTTTGCAGATGGAGTATTTGGTGATTTACCTAAAGGTAATTTTAAATTATTTTACAGACAAAGTAATGGTAAAGCATATGTAATTAAACCTGAACAAATGAGTGGAGTTGTTATTCAGCTGCCATATACTAATTCATTAGGACAATCTCATAATTTGCAATTAACACTTAGTTTACAATACACTGTTAATAATAGTGCAGGACCAGAAAGCAACGCTAGCATTCAAACTAAAGCACCTCAAAACTATTATTTGCAAAATAGAATGATTACTGGAGAAGATTACAATATTGCTCCGTTAAGTGCAGGTACTGATATATTAAAGATAAAAAGCATTAATAGAGTCAGTAGTGGGTTGAGCAAATATTTTGATTTATCAGACATAACCGGAAATTATAGTAAAACTAATATATTTGCTAATGATGGTATTTTATATCAAGAACCGTCAGAATCATATTTTGAATTTGAATTTACTAGCAAAAATCAAGTACTTGCAGTGGTTAAAAATAAGTTAGCACCCATAGTAGCAGCCCCTGCCTTGCGATCGTTTTATTTTAATAATTATAGTAATCCTTCATTGGTGTCATTACAACTATCCTGGATGGAAATTAATAAAACTCCCGGTCAAAGTAGCGGGTATTTTAAAACAATTGCAAGTCCTGTGTCTATTGGGGATTACTCAGATGTTGGTTTACGATATGCATTACCGGGATCATTAATTAAATTTATTCCTACTTCCGGAAAATATTTTGATCAAAATAATAATTTAATATCAATTCCTGTATCCGGGATAGTACCCAATGGCGGTAAAGATTATGTGTGGACCTCTGTTTATCAAGTTATCGGTGATGGCAGTAATAATGGAGCCGGCAAACTAGACAACGGAACTGGTCCTGTAATTCTTTCATCACGCATCCCCTCGGGCGCAATTCCAGTGGAAGTAATTCCAAAATTTGTTCAAATATTAAATAATTCAATTGAGACTGAAATTGTCAATTTATGCATGGGACAACGCAATTTTGGTTTAACTATAAATGTTAGTTCTAGACAATGGGAAATAATTTTAAATTCTAATTTAAATCTTATAAATGATTTTAATTTATCTGTTCAAGGTAATGTTGACGATGTGGGATTGGACAGTAGTTGGATAATTGCATTTGTTTGGACAGGAAAAAATTATAAAGTCCGTTATAGAAATTTAGATTTTATATTTGAAAGTTCGTCCGATACATCTTTCTATATAGATACTAGTTCTATAAATTATGATTTTTCTACCAATTCCATTATTAAAGATAAAATTGTAGTTCTTGAAACTAACCCACAACCACAATCAAATAGAGCTTGGTTAAGTGGGTCAGGCGCTCCTTCTGCTGCTGTTACTGCTAATAATGGGGATTACTATATCAATGTTAATGCAAAGATTAATAATGTTTATAGAAATATCTCAGGTATTTGGTTGCAAGGTAACAGTTTTTCTAGTAATATTGGATTAAATTATGAGTGGCAAATAGATGGCCCGATAATTGAACCAGACGGATATGTAGAGCCTAACAAAGTAAAAGTAAGTTTCTATAATTATAATAATACAGGACAAATAGAAGATCCCGATGCCTTCACTAGTATTGTTAATCCCGAGCATGTTGATTTGGTTAGTAATGCTAAAACTAATTTTGTGTATTTTAAAAAAACAACAAACGGCTTGCGATATACGTTAGTTGACGGAATACTGTCTTTTGATACAGAATCAGATTTTTTTACCTATAAAATAGCTGTTATAAACAGTTCAAATGCAGTTGCTGATGGAGATTTATTTTATTTTTATAATCCCACACTAAACGTAGTTAAGTATTGGTCAAACACATTGCAACAATTAGTATATACTAATCAATATTTTGCTCGAGTAGGACGCAGCGGTTTAAGTTTTCAATATGTTCATAATAGTAGTTCCACTCGTAGAGTAGATCCTAGCAAATCAAATATCATGGACATTTATGTATTAACTACCGGATATGATAATGCAATTAGAAGTTGGTTATTGGGAAATATACCCACTGAACCTTTAACCCCTACTAGTAGCGAATTAGAACAAAATTATTTAGAATATTTAGAGCCAATAAAATCAATAAGCGATGAGATTATTTTTCATTCAGTAAAATATAAGATATTGTTTGGATCTAATGCGTCAAATAGTTTACAAGCTAAATTTAAAGCAGTAAGAAATTCACAAAAGCCCACTACTGATAATGATTTAAAAACTAGAATATTAACCGCAATAAATGAATTTTTTGTACTTGAAAATTGGGAGTTTGGGCAATCATTTTATTTTAGTGAATTGTCGACGTATGTAATGAATTCCTTATCGCCTGATATAACTAATTTTATCATTACTCCTAAAAACATTGGAAGTTTTGGTAGCCTATACGAAATTACATGTTTGTCTAATGAAATTTTTATTAGTAGTGCGACTGTTTCAGACATTGAAATAATTGATGCTATCACCGCATCACAATTAAATTCACAATCATTAATTGTAACATCGAGCGGAACTTAAAAATGGCAGACAATAAAAAATCAGTTAATTTATTACCAGAATTTTTGCGAACTGCTAAAAATTCTAAATTTTTAGCCAGTACAATTGATCAATTAATTCAAACGCCCCAAGTTGAACGAATTGACGGGTTCGTGGGGTCTAAATTAACACCAAGTTATAATCCATTAACTGATTCTTATCTAACAGATACTTCCGAATTAAGAAATAGCTATGCTCTCGAACCTGCATTAGTTTTAAAAGATTCAATTAATAATATAACTGATGTAATTGCATATGATGACTTAATTAATGAAATAAAAAATCAGGGGGGATTAACTAACGATCTTAATAAATTATTTAAATCTAACACATATTCTTTTGACCCATTAATTGATTGGGATAAACTTGTTAATTTTAACAATTATTGTTGGCTACCTATCGGGCCTGTGGCTATTCAATTTCCTAGTAATTTAGAAAATTTTACAATTGAAAATAATATAATTGGAAAACAATCATATGTAATGAGTAATGGATATGCATTAAGTAATGGCATGAAACTTTTATTTTCTTCCAACGTTGAATTAAAGTATAGGAATAAAGAGTATATAGTAGAAGGAGTCGGGTCTTCAATTATATTAATCGAGTTTAATTCTTTATCATCATACGGACTAATATCCACAGTATTAAATGAAACATTTGACACTTCTACTTTTGATAATTATTCTTTTGATGCAGATAGACCGGTACCGTTGACACCTGAATATATTACTATTAATAGAGCCAGTGTTGACATGAATTCCTGGTCACAATATAATAGATGGTTTCATAAAGACATTATTAAAATTTCAAATGAAATAAACAATTTACCTAATATCATTCCACTTGATACTATCGCAAAACGTCCCATCATTGAATTTAGAGCAAATTTAAAATTATATAACTTTGGAATTACAAGTGTTCAAAATGTTGATTTGATTGATGTTACTACAGTTGATGTATTTTCACAAGTACATAATTCTTATGGATATTATGTTGATGGGATTCAGCTTCAACAAGGGCATCGAATAATTTTTAATGCTGACACTAATTATGATGTTCGTGGAAAAATATATAAAGTTAATTTTGATATAACAGGCCCGATCCCAATATTAAAATTAATTCTAGATAGTACGCCAGTAAATTCAAATTCGTTAACTGTAAAATTAGGATCTACTTTGTCCGGTACCAGTTGGCATTTTGATAACATTTCAACTAAATGGATATATGCACAACAACATACAAAAATAAATCAACCACCTTTATTTGATTTGTTTAATGCTGCTGGGATTAGTTATACAGAAATTAATGATTCTAATAATTTTACAGGAAATCAAATTTTTGGATATGAAATAGGAACAGGAAACAATGATACTATATTAGGATTTCCATTAAAATATCAAACTAATGGTAATAGCTATCTGTTTAAAAATTATTTTATAGCAGATACTATATTAATTACAACAGATAATATACCCTCCGCGGTCTCAACAGGAGATACATTTTTAAAATTAAATGGTACACTGGTTAATATATGGGCTCCTGGAGTTGAACATAAAATTCCTATAATAGAATTTCAAACAATTGTTGCTACTACAAACACATTAACATTAACTTGTTTAGATTTACCTATCAATACAAATATAGTTGTTTTTGCATATATTAATAATGTAAAAATTCCTATTACAGTAGTTTCATCAGCTAAACAGGTCAACGTAACAACATCTTCTACATTTTCTGCTAATGATGTTGTATTATTAAAAATCTTTACTGACCAGATGCCTAATAAGAATGGATATTATGAAACTCCTATTAGTTTATCACATAATCCATTAAATCAATCTTTAAATAGTTTAACATTGGGCGAATTAACAGATCATTTGACAACAATGATCAATAACACCAGTAGTAGTATTATTAATAACTTAAGAGATATATCGAATTACACAAAATACGGATCTCGCTTAGTTATTAGCTCTACCCCGTTGGTATTTGCACAATTCTTTTTTGGAAAAAAAGAACATAATGTAGTAAACGCAATAAGAAATGCTGGTAAGGATTATCAACAATTTAAATTAAATTTTTTAAGAGTAATTAAAGAAATTGATAGTAACTTGTCCCCATCTGATGCACTTGATTTAGCATTAACTATTATAAATGACGGAAAAGATATTAATTCTTTATATCGAACGTCTGATATGTTAGGATATGGAAAAAATAAAATTGTAAGAACTATTACAATTACTGATATTACAATTGTTTCTTACCCGATTAATTTTAATTTTGATATTAATCGTTTAAGTTTTCAATCAGTTATTGTATATCGTAACGGTATTCAATTAATTGGTACTAGAAATGAATACCAGTTTGATGATACTACTAATTCAATAACTATAATAGTACCATTGGCTGTAAATGACGTATTAACTATCGATTGCTATTTAGATACAACCGGATGTTATATTCCCCCCACTCCTTCTAAATTAGGAATGTATCCTGCCACCGTTCCTGCAATTGTAAGTGTAAGCGTAAGCACTACTATTGCTCAATTCGTTATTTTGGCACACGATGGTTCTTTTTATCTACCATATGGAGATTATAGAGATAATATCATTTTAGAATATGAGAAACGTGTTTATAATAATATTAAAGTTAGATTTAATAATAAAATTTATGATTCCATTGCAGCACAACCTGGGATATTTAGAAATTTAAATTATAATCAAGATGATTTAAATAAAATAATTGAAGCTGATTTTTCTACATGGGCAGGGACGTATGGTTTAGATAGTACAACCAATAGTACATTTGATCCCCTACGTAAAGAAACTTGGAATTATGACGGAGCACTTGATAAGATATTTAAGAAACCTGTCTCTATAACTAGATTTATGTACTATTTTTATGAGACGCCGCGTCCAAATTTGGTCCCTTTTCGGATGCTTGGATTTTTTGATCGGCCCTCTTGGTGGACTCGATATTACGGATTTCCGCCGTATAGATCAACTAATACACTATTATGGACTGATTTGCAAAATGGATATGTTAGAGGAACAAATACGTATCTTCCCAATTATGCTCGCCCAGGACTATTAAATATTATTCCAGTTGATGTTAATGGAAATCTATTACCAAATTTAATTAATCTGTTAACATTAGATAATACATATTTTGATAAAACTGCTAACTGGAAATTTGGAAGCGGCGGGCCTGTAGATAATTCTTGGACCATATTAACAAGTAATTATCCATTTGCAGTATGTGCGGCACTGGCTATTCTTAATCCTGTGCAATTTTGTGCCACACAATATGATTTAAGTAGAACTACAATAAATTCAGCAGGTCAAGTTATATATAATACAAATTATTTAAATCTTAAAAATTTAATAATTGACGGCGAAAATGATAATCAGATTGCTGGTTATGGAGTTTATGTTGCAGAAAATGGTCGCCGAGATAATCAACATTATATTAAAAAATTAAGACAGGATATAGATTATCTTGATATTAATTTGTTTCATAAGATGGCTGGATTTGTTTCTAAAGACAAATTGCAAATTATTATTGATTCAATTAATCCAACATCAACAAGTCCTGGAGTTATATTACCGTCGGAAGATTATTCTTTAATTTTAAATGTTAGCAATCCCATTACTACTTCTAGAATATCCGGAATTATAGTTCAACGTTCTAATGGTAATTTTAAAATTAAAGGATACGATATTAAAAATCCTTATTTTGAAATATTAAAACCGATAAAAACTTCTGTAGATGGTGCAGTTAAAGTTGGCGGCGTGTCTGAAGAATTTACTGATTGGTCTAATGTTGTAAACAATGTTAATGCGGGCCTGAGCTCAGTTGATATAACATCTGCTAGTTCATCTACTACACGATATTATAAACAAGGGCAATTAGTAAGATATAATAATAGATTTTATAGAGTTAAGATAGGGCACAATGCAGAAACATCATTTGATCTATCATTATATCAGCAATTGCCAGAGTTACCAGTTACGGGGGGAGCATCTGCACAACATTCTAAATCATTTGAAAATGTCATAGTTAAAATTCCATATGGTACTGTATTTTCTTCAGTACAAGAAGTATATGATATAATCATAGGATATGGCGCATTTCTTGAAAAACAAGGATTTATTTTTGATGACTTTAATACTGATCTCAACGAAATTTTAAATTGGAAATTTACAGGCAAAGAATTTTTATATTGGACTACTCAAAATTTTGCAGATGGCAATTTAATTACATTATCTCCTTTTGCAAATAGTTTAAAATATAATTTTCCTAATTCTGTAGTGGATGATATATCTGGTAAAAAATACGAATATAATTTATTAAAAGCTGACGGAAAACCATATCCTATCGATAGATTTACTATGTCTAGAGAAGATACTGTTTGTACCATTAAAACTACAGATGCTAATGAAGGATTATTTTTTGCAATATTAAATTCTGTACAAAAAGAACATGCATTAGTTTTTAATAATTATACAGTATTCAATGATACTATATATGATATTACTACGGGTTATAAACAACAACGTATTAAACTTTCGGGATTTAGAACTAAAAACTGGAATGGTGATTTATTCAGTCCTGGGTTTGTTTTTGATGATGTTAATATTACTGATTGGCAATCTTATAAACTATACGTACCTGGTGCAGTTGTGCGATATAATGGAAAATATTATCAGTCTTTGACAAAAATTGATTCTTCTAAAGAATTTAATTTTACTAAATGGGCGCAGTTGCCCAGTAAACCTATATCAAAACTGTTACCTAATTTTGATTATAAGGTAGATCAATTTGAAGATTTTTATAGTTTAAATATTGATAATTTTGATTCTGGTCAGCAACGATTGGCACAGCATCTTACTGGATATACTCCTAGAAGTTATTTAAATAATATTTTTTCTAACCCTATTAGCCAATATAAATTTTATCAAGGATTTATAAAAGATAAAGGAACTAAAAATGCAGTTAATAAACTGTCAAAAGCAGAGCAATTTAGTAATAAGGGAGAATTATCATATAAAGAAGAATGGGCATTTAGAATAGGAAACTATGGAAGTTTTGAAACTTATAATGAAATAGAATTTACGTTACCTGAGGGAACTGCTTTAGAAAATCCATACGTTGTTAAATTTGTTGATAACACTCCAGTTGATGCTAATCCATTAATTAATTATGTAACAACTTCAAAGTTGTTATTGACTCCTGATGATTATTCTGCAGCTAATACAATACCGTCCATTTCTGGAACATTAATTAATAACAATATAGTATTAACTACTGCGGGTTATGTCCGCCTTGATGATGTTACAACCACAGCATATAGTAAAAACAGTTTATTAGATATTGCAAATAACGCCATGATACAAGATGGGATTACTGTATGGCTAGGATTTTTAGAGAATAGTGACTGGGCAGTTTATCGATATACTAAACAATTATCAAAAGTAACCGGAGTATTTGTCAGTGCGCCGACTAGCGAAATAACATTTGTTACTGATGGACATCATAATCTTACTATAGGCGACATTATTTCTGTAGTCAGATTTAATGAACAAGTTAATGGGGTTTATATCGTTACGGCTATTCCATCTATAAATCAATTTGCAGTTGCCTCCTCGCTGACTAGTATTGAAAATGCTAAATTAATAAATTATGGTGGATTATATCGATTTGAAAATGTTAGATATCCAAATCTTGCCCACTTATCAGAAATTGGCGACCTGTTGAAATTTAATATAGGTGATAAGATATGGATCGATAGTGGTACTGATAATAAATGGCAAGTTTATGAAAAAATTAAAAATTACAAGGTAACTGTTGTAAACACAGCAGGTACCCCACTTGATCAAGAATTTGGATCGTCTATTTGGGCATCTGACGATAGTCCAGTACTGCTGGTGTCATCACCCAACTGGCATACGCCTGCAATGTATAATTATGGCAGAGTTAAAGTTTACAATCGAGTAAACAATGAATGGAAACGTCAATATGATTATGTCCTAAATTCAAATGATAAAACATATGCTTCCTCAACTCATGTTAGTGACTTTGGTCACGCTCTACAATACGATATAGGTAAAAAGTTATATATCACCGGTGCACCGTTAGCAAGTTCAATTAGCTCGCATTCAATAGGCACGGGTACTGTAATTTTAAGCACAGGTACTGGTGCAATAAAGTCTTGGGAAAATGAGGGATTAGTTAAAATTAGTAGTAGATCTGAAGATCATGGAAAGATTGATGTTAACATTGTGTTGGTAAATCCGTATGGTCAATTGACTACTACGGCAACTAATTCCAAATTTGGTTATTCAATTGCTATTAATCAAGTTGTTGCAACAACCTCGACTACTTTATTAGTAGGTGCTCCTGGTTCTTCTACGGGATATGTTTTTGCTTATAAATTAAATTTAACAACTGCAACTAATGCAACTTCAACAGCAACAATTACAGGATTTGCACATTTAACAAATGTATTATCGGTACGCCCCTCTGTTGCCGTAACATTAACTAATGGTAGTAATTGGGGTCATAAAATTGTGGGCAGTATTAGAGGGTTTGCAATCAGTGCGCCCGAATATAATGCATCTACAACGGGAGGAGTAGTACAAACTTATAATAATAAGTTACAGCTCGAACAAACTATTAACTCCCCATTCGGAGCAAATGGCAAATTTGGGTACGATATTGCAATTTCAAATGATGCAACATACATGTTAATTTCTGCACCTTATGCCAAGAACTCCAACGAGCCATATGGTAAAGTTGCAATATATAAAAATTTGGGAAATATAGTTGAGTATGTAGCATCTCGTGCCCAAGTTATATTGGCTCTTGCAGAAAATTTATTAGCTCCTGTATATTATGGGGAAACAACAATTTTATACTGGATGACTAATGGCCTTGCAGGATTTAATCAATATTGGATTACATATAGGTCAGCGCATCCTGAAGATGCAGCAATTTATGATGCACAACGAGCAGTAGATGCAGTTATTAACGATGGATTAAATGAAGGAACCCCTATAGTAGATTCCAGGGCAAGAGTAATTAGTGCATATCAAAATCACCCTGACGCACAATTATATCCCAACGAGTTTGACATTAGATATTGGATGGAAAATGGGTTAGGAACAAAGTTTAATGTTTTAGATTCTAGACAATTAGCAGACGGCCTAAGGGGTGCTCGACGAAGCACAGATACTGATTATGGATTTGTTGTAGCAACAACTCCAATAAGTCCAGGCTATCCTGATTATTCATGGAATGATTTTATGCAGAGACATGCGGTATGGAATGCAGACGGCGCACCAGTGCTACATTTTTCAACCTCTGTTATGTTTAATCGAACCGGTACATTCATATTTGAAATATCCGTTAATGATTTTGCAGTTGTGTATTTGGACAATGAATTAATTGCATACGCATATGGAGTTTCGGGTACTCGTAGAGAAATATCTGTTACTCAGGGCACACATATATTGACTGTTACAGCACTCAACTATAACGGATCAGCAGGACTTGCATTTACAATAACGTCTGATATTGCATTTAGTAATACTGATAAAAGTCTTTTTGATGAATTAATAGTACGAAATAATACATTATATCCAGAAGACTATGCTCAGCATATGGAGGAACGAACAGCATTGGCTGCAACGTTTACATTAGATCAAATTATAAGTAATCCACTACCAGCTAGTGATTTAAAATTTGGTTATTCTATATCTATTAGTAAAGATAATAATACTATCGGTGTTGGAGCACTGGGAAAGAATAGAAGTAAAACTCAAACATTTGATAAAAATTCTAATATAGGCGAAACTACATTTGATAATTCATCAACTAAATTTTATGGTAGTGTACCCGATGGCGGAACAGTATACCTATATAATAAAATTGGTGAAAAATTTATTCAGGCAGATGAATTAAATGATGTTGGAACGATATCCGGCAGTAAATATGGATTTTCGTTAGTAGTTACTAATGATAATGTTTTTGTTGGAGCTCCCGCAGCTGATGTGGTTAGTAATACTGATCAATCTAAATTTTATATTTTTAATAAAATTAATACAGCTAGCCAAAGTTGGAAATTATTAAGAAAACAGGAAGATACAGTTGATGTTTCTGGAATACATCGAATTTCATTAATTGATACCCTAAAAGAAGAAGTTATAGAATACTTAGATATTATTGATCCTTTAAAAGGTAAAATTGCAGGACTTGCTGATCAAGAATTAACATATAGGGCAGCATTTGATCCAGCAACATATTCAATCGGGTTTGCAGGAATAATTGTTGATTCAGCAACTAGTTGGATAGACGATCATATTGGCCAACTATGGTGGGATCTAAGCACAGCAAAATATCAATGGTACGAACAAGGCAATGAAATATTTAGAAAAAATAATTGGGGTAAATTATTTCCAGGAGCAACTATCGATGTATATGAATGGGTTAAATCAGATTTATTACCCAGTGAATGGGCAGCTCAGGCAGATACTAATAAAGGATTAATTAATGGTATTAGTGGACAACCGAAGTATGTTAACAATAGTGCAATTTCAATTAAACAATTATTTAATAATGTAACAGGATCTTTTGAAAATGTATATTATTTCTGGGTTAAAAATAAGGTTACATTACCTGGAATTAAAAATAGAAGATTAAGTGGATATCAGGTTGCTAGTTATATTGCAGATCCAGTATCTAATGGTTTAAAATTCATAGAAATATTATCGACCAATGCAATCGCATTTGCTAATGTACAATCATTATTAATTGGTGATAGAATTAATGCAAATATTGCAATTGATAATAATGCAATTATACCAAAACATACGGAATGGGTATTATTAAATGAGAATGATTTCAAATCAGTTCCTAATACATTATTAGAGAAAAAATTATTTGACAGTCTAATAGGACATGACTCCTTAGGCAATCTTGTTCCTAGTATATCATTAACTGATAGAAATAGATATGGAATAGGTATTAGACCTCAACAAACATTATTTAAAAATAGAATAGAAGCATTACGTACTTTAGTATCTTTTGTAAATTCTGTATTGTTAAAGAATAGAATTATTGGAATTTATTCGTTTGAAAATCTTAATAAGAAAGAAGAAATCCCCGTAGCAGCATCTTATGAATATGATGTATTAGTTGAAGATCTTGATACGTTATTTGGAATAGATACTATAAAATATAAACAAGCTGAAATAATTTGTTATGCAGATAATGGAAAAATAAAAAGTGTAGTTATTACAGATCCGGGGTTTGGATATATTATTTCTCCAAAAATTATTGTACTTACAGATAGTGCTATCTCCGCAGAATTTGTAACTGAAATAGATAATTATGGAAAATTAGTTTCAGTTACAATAACTAATTCGGGAAATGAGTTTCCTAGCGGTCCTATACGTGCAATTGTAAGACCACATACTGCCATTGTAAAAATTAATAGTACAAGTGGAAATAAATGGACAAAACACGCCTTTGATTATACAAAACGATCTTGGGTTAAAGTACATACTCAACAATATAATACTACCTTATTTTGGAAAATAATTGATTGGCAATCTGACACTTTTAATAAATTTAAATCAGTTAATTACACCATATCAGATTTATTTGCACTACCTTCTATTACTGATATTGAAGTTGGTAATTATGTACAAGTTAACAATGGAGGTGACGGTTCATTTATTATACTTGAAAAGACATCCAACAATGGAAATTTTACACCTTCATATAATATTATATATAAAGAAAATGGTACAATTAAATTACTTGACACATTATGGGATTTTAATTTAGGAAAATATGCATATGATAAATCTGATATTGATGAAACTTCATATGATGAGACTCCCGACTTAGAAATATATTATATTCTTGTGGCATTGCGTGATAATATTTTTATTAATGAATTAAAAATAAACTGGAATTTGTTCTTTTTTACTGCCGTAAAGTATGCCCTAACTGAACAAAAATTATTAGATTGGGCATTTAAAACATCATTTATTAATGTAACACATAATATCGGATTATTGAATCAACATCCAGTATATCAATTGAACAATGAGTTATATTTTGAAAAATACATTAATGAAATTAAACCGTATCGTACTAAGATAAGAAGCTACTCATCAATATATAGCAATTTAGAACAGGCCAATTTATCCACAACTGATTTTGATTTCCCTTCAGTTTATAACAGAACAACTAATTCTTTTGATATAGTCCCTGTATCAACTGCTACTACAGGATTAATAACCACAACTCCTTGGAAAGATTGGAATAATAATTATAAATTATATGTAGGATTAATAAAGGTTGGGTATGTAGGATCAGGTTATACACAACGACCTATAGTATCCATTGTTTCCGCAACAGGTGATACAGGAACCGGTGCAACCGCAGATGCATATATTAGAAATGGTAGTCTATATGAAGTAATAGTTACCAATCCAGGTAGTGGTTATATAACTGCACCTAGCGTAACTATTACGGGTGGAGGAGCAGTTACCGATGTTGCTAGAGTATCAGTAATAATGCTTAATGATACAGTTAGAGAAAATACTATTGGTATGAAATTTGATAGAGTTTCATTAGTTGGTGATTTAACAGATTTAAATGCATCTGATGAATTTATTTGTGACGGTGTAACCAATAAATTCACATTATCATGGTTGCCTTCTGCAGACAAAACACAAATTGTTCCGTTGCTTAATGGAAAATTAATATTTTCTACAGATTATACAATTGAATATTATCAAACCGACATTAAAAGTAACCCGACCAATGTTACCGCAATGTTTCCTAAAAATTCTTGGGAAGGAGAAAAACCAGTAGACCATCGCTATAGATATTATACAAGTGTTGTTAATAGTTCGTTAACTCCTCAAGAAATTAGACATTATGCTAAATTTATATTTTTAAATCAGCTTCCGTCGTTTGGTCAAGTATTTAAAATTTCATATGTTAAAAATATAAAATTATATAATGCCATTGACAGAATAACTGCCTTATACGATCCTACTGATAGTATGCCAGGTAACGAATTACCATTATTAATCTCTGGAGCAGAGTTTCCTGGTACAGTAGTTCAAGGACTTACATTTAACCAATCTTCAAATTGGGATAATCTAGATACTCCGTATGATACTATATCATGGTATGATTCAATTAGTGATTATAAAATAATAGATACATTTCTTTCTCCGTTGAACCAAGGGTACGAAGGTGTCCAACTAGCGGATTCAACAGGGCTAGTAGCCGGAATGCAACTATCAGTAGTAGGTAGCAACCCTGGTGAATATTTTAGAAAGAATACAACAATATCAACAGTTTTTCAAGATGGCATATCGTTTAGTAGTGGTGCTCCTACCTTATATCCCATTAGGGTATATTCATCCGGCACAGCCTTTAATTCTACATTGACCATTGTTCTTTCAGGATTGATTGGTACAAGTCTCGAAGTAAATGATTCCATATCATTAACGGGGGTACGTGGATTATATGGAAATGGAATCAGTGGAATCAGAATTAACACTAACTTTACAACCACAGGAGTAGTGTCAATAACTATTCCTCTTCCATATTTTAGCTCGTCATTAGGTGGGACTACCTCAACATGGACAGCAATTAAAACAGATAATACAGTAACTGGATTTTCGTCAGTGGTCTCCGGAATGGGATATAGTTATCTGCAACTCTTTGATCCAGCGATATTTAATAAAGATTTAACAAGAATTCCTACAAATACAGGGTTATATACGCCGGCCCGAATTACCGGGCAAACAACAGGCGGTGGAATCATTATCACTTCTACCGCACCTATATATTGGGGAACACCGACTTATTATAGTGCCCAGCCTCTTCCTGACGTAGAGGCGTTCCTCGATGATTCATTTAGTACCGGATATGAGATACAACAGATTGTTAATGATAATACAATTATTACTCGTTTACGATATGCGGTAAGTAGTACAGCATCTGCATTTTGGGACGAACCTTATTATAATTCTAATGGAACAGTATCAAATATACCATATTACTATGAATCAACTGGCGAGGCACCGGCTTCAAAAATACCACCTGCATTTAGACTACTAAGTATTATTAAAAATATCCCGTTAAATGGTAGATTATTAGAATATATTAATACTGTAACAGTGGCATCTACATCTTCAATAACTATCCAAACTGGAGTATATTATAATACTGCAAAAGAAGCTAAAATTGTTTTAAGTACTACTGCTTCTACAATTGTAAGTACTGGTGCTCCGGGCGGAGATAACAGAATTGCCGGCGGCAGCGTAGATTATTCTACTTGGCCATTGCCTCCTTGGAATAATCCTATTGTATACAAGATAACACCATCCACTGACGGTAAAAATAGGGCAGTAGTAACAGTATATACTTTAAACCCATCCGTTGTTATGGTATCTGGCAATTTACAAGTATCAATATATGGTTCCACACAATTAGAATTTTGGAAAACTAATCCGGGAACAAATGGTTATTTAGATAGCCTAATAAACTCAGATTCAATTCCTGACTTTAGCAATTCTAAAATAATAGGATACAGACCAGAAGATATTGTTATTGATGGCAATAATTTTTTAAATGCTATAGATAGTTATGCACCAGAAGAATGTGTTCCGGGGCAGGTTCGAGATGCATTGGGTATTAATGTTTATACCGTATCAACTCCTTCCTACCCATTTGTAATGACTGGTGTAATAGGAGTTTTAGGAAAAACTTTATCTAATACCAGAGCTAAATTAAACTTTTTATATCAAACTCCTGCTGGATTTTTAGTATACGGTAATGGAATAAAATTTGACAGGGTAGCTTCTGAAAATTTTACTAAGAACACACAATACTCTATTATAGGAGATGAAATAGTAATACCGGCTCAACCAAATAATATACGTGTGGGATATACATATATTACAGTCGGGTCGGATGCAACAACCGATAGTAATTTCAAATCAACTACTCCGGATTATGATAATGCTAATCCTGGTAATTGGGTCATTGTAGTTGAAAGTTCTTTGTATATTGATGATGTACGAAGTGTATATGTTCTATTCAATGGCATTGAAGTGGGTCCGTCTACTGCTATTGGGCAAGGATATTCTTTTGGATATATATTAAAACCGGTATCATCAACGAACAACCGAGCATCAGTTCAACTACAGGGATTAACACCTGGGAATATATATGATGTTGAAGCATGGTTTTTTAATAGATTACTTCCTAAATTTAATCGAGTGCATGAACAATTATTTACAGTTGCAACGTCAACGTCAACGTTTGCACTTGATTCTACAATTAGAAGTGTCCAACCTGTAAGTGATAAAGTAATAGTTGAGATTTTAACAACATCAACTAGAACTAGGTTATTACCTCCATGGGTAACTTATTACAAAATCTCTAACAACATAACGACTTTTGCAATTGACCCCGTTAATAGCAGACCTTCTGTGTATAATTTAGATAATGTTAAAGTATTTGTAAATGGAGAAGAGCTTCGTCCTGGATATGACTTTTCAATTAATGGTATAAATCAAACGTTTACACTTGCTTTACCCACTATAACTAATGGAGATGCAATAGCTGTAATGCCATTAATGGATTATGAATATATCATTACTGGTACACAATTAAATCTCACATCGGCGATTAGTACAGGTACTGTAAAAATAACTTCATTTACTGACCATGATAATACAATGATTAGAACAGAACGGTTTACTTTAAATAATGCACGATCTGTTTCTTTAAGGGGCGGCATAGTATATAATGACTCATTTGTATGGATTACAGCAAATAATCAGTGGTTAATTGCAGGTTATGATTATAAAGTGCTCGATGATTATAGAACAATTGTATTCGCTGAATCTATAGAAATAGGAAACAACGCTAATGTTATTATTACTGTTGTAAACCCTCCGTCTGTTGGTCAACTTATACTAGGTTATAGAATGTTTTCCGATATGTTCAATCGTCAATATTTTTCAAGATTGTCAACATATTTTTCTACTAGATTATCACAACCGTTACAATATACTGATACTCAAATTTTTGTTGAAGATGGAGATCATTTATTCCAGCCTAATCCTACTTTAAGATTACCCGGTGTTATATTACTCGACGGGGAACGAATTGAATACACTGCTAAAGATGGTAATGTACTAAGTGGGTTAAGAAGAGGCACATTAGGAACAGGGCCTGCTAAATTTTCAGATCAGTACACAACAGTTATTGATCAAAGTATTAATCAAAAAATTAATACTGAAGAAAATATTAATATACAACATATCAATAGTTCAAACACTAATACATATATTATCAGTACATTAACAAACACTCTTACTAATTATAGTGTGAATTCATCGGGAGATGTGTCTGGAGTATTTTTACCTGCTTCAGTTTCTAATTTCTCAAGCGGAATACAATTGTTAACTACCAGTACAATGGTAAATCCTCCAGCAGCAATTGATCAAGTAGAAGTTTATTATGGCGGTCGCCGATTAAGAAAAACTTCACTAGACGTCCATGATAAATCAGTTTCGTATTATGCCCAACCAAATAGCATAACTACTCTTTTACCTGAATTTAGTATAATTACTGCAACACAGACTTTAATATTAAATATTAATGAAACAATTAATACAGGTACACGAATAACTGTTATTCAGAGAACAGGCAAATTATGGAACGAAAATACATCAACCTCATTGTTCAGTGACTCAAATTCAATTGATACACGGGGTAATAGAGCACAATTCTTGCGTCAACGTTCTGCTACATTGCCGGATATGTATTTCTATGGAGGGGATAAAATACTTTATGCCAATGGTATTGCATTGACTGACGAAAACGGCGAAAACTTGGAAGGATACTAACATGCCAAATATTACTTTATTAAATACGCTATCTACTATAACAAATGCTACAACATTTGTTATAGTGGATAACAACCTCACTAGGCGAGTTGCCTGGAGTTCTCTTAGAACTCAAATAATTAGGGAACTGTCATCATCGGCTGCATTTAAAGGCGCCGCAGGCACCCCTGGCACTCCTGGTACTAATGGGTTAGGAGTACCCGTTGGTGGTTCTACCGGTCAAGTATTAGCTAAAATAGATGGTAATAATTATAATACCACTTGGGTTAACAGTGCAGCAATATCCACAAGTGGCGCCTATTCATTACTGGTAGGAGCCCCCCTTGCTTATACCGCAACTAGTATCAGCGAATTTATTGACGTTAATACTACAGGAACATATACTCCTACTAATGGACAAGCATTATTGTGGAATTCAACCGCAGTCGAATGGCAACCTGCGTCAATTGGCACGGGATTAGGGTTAACATCAAGATCAAATCTAGTCGGAACTACGGGAAATTTAACCTCCGGAACTACAGGATATTGTCAAATTGTAGCTTATAAATCATATCTATTATCCAACATTGTTACTGATCGTCCTGCCTGGGTTAGAATTTATTCCAGCACAGCGGCTAGAACTAATGATTTAACTAGAACTGACGCAACAGATGCACTACCGGGCACTGGTGTTATTGCTGAAGTTATCACAACTTCAGGCTCGTTGACTCAATTAATTACTCCGGGTGTATTTGGATTCAATAGTGAGTCACCGGTAACAACTACATTATATATGTCAGTTACTAATAAAGATTCTTCCTCAGCAGTTGTCAATGTAACACTAACATTATTGCAATTGGAAGCCTAATATGAAAGAATATGTTATAACTCTACATAATTTTGAAGACTTAGACGGATTCTATAAGGATATGGAAACACCTGGCGGAAATCTTTTCATACCCGATAGAGAAGTGGATATAACTCATCGTCGTCCTGTAAGTAGAAATACAAATTACATGTTAACTGAACAAGAAGCATATCAACTATCTCAAGATCCTAGAGTATTAGCTGTGGAGTTAAGCATGGAAGAACAGGGAACAAAAATAATTCCGTTGGAAAATACTCATACAGATATAGGTGAAGAAACATTAACTCCTACATGGACCGAAGGCGCTCCACCTGTAATATGGGATAAATCAGATGTATATTATACAAATGTTTCTCCAAAAAATTGGGGACTTCTAAGATGCGTTGAAGGAGTGCAACGATCAGGTTGGGGCAAAGATGGTGCGACAAAATATTTTTATAATACTTTAATTAATGTAACAGCAAGTGGAAAAAATGTTGATGTAATCATTGTAGATGGACATATGAATCCTGCTCATCCAGAATATGCAGTCAATGTAGACGGAACAGGTGGCAGTAGAGTTACTCAATATAATTGGTTTAGTTTAAATCCTCAAGTAACAGGTGGGGAAATTGCTACCTACGAGTATACTCCTTATATTAATACCAATAATGATCACGGCGCCCATGTTGCGGGGACCACAGCCGGGAATACTCAAGGATGGGCACACGATTCTAACATTTATAATATAAACCCGTATACGGTTAACAGTAATTATCTTTTAGATTATGTTAAAGTTTGGCATACAAATAAACTAATTAATCCTGTTACAGGTATTAAAAATCCCACAATAACTAATCACAGTTACGGGCCAACACCATATTCGTTTAATTTAACTAGTTGTACATCAGTTAGCTACAATGGTACTGTATATACCGGACCATTTACTTCTAATCAATTAACTAATTGGGGAATTTATAATGCTGGAGGATTTATTAATACCTTACGAAGAAGTGCAGCTCTTGAAGCGGATTTGTATGATTTAATGCAAATGGGGGTTATTGTGGTGTCTGGGGCCGGCAATAGTTCTCATAAAATATCATTATATAGTACCATAGCATCTAATGAATATAATAATTATTATGTTGCATTTGGTAGTACGGTTTATTATAATAGAGGTTCAATTTCTGCTTTTCCCGGTGTTATTTGTGTAGGAGCAATTAGTGCCGGGGCAGTTGACTCAAAATTATCGTATAGTAATTGTGGTCCAAGAGTAGATATATATGCTCCAGGAGAACAGATAATGAGCAGTGTAAATACTACAACTAATGTATTCCCTGTGCCTGATAGTAGAAATACTAATTTTTATATACAAAAAAAATCAGGAACTTCTATGGCAAGTCCACAAGTTACGGGAGTTTTGGCATGTTTTCTAGAAACAAATCCACGGGCATCACAATCCGATGCATTAAAATACATTACATCGACTGCAAAAACTGGACAAATTTTTAGTTATAACCTAGGACTATCTGATCCAACTGATTTACAAGGATCACCAAATAGATATTTGTATTTTTATAAACAAAGACCCGATAATGGATTTATTGGGCCAAAAGTTAATTTGGGTGTTTCCCCTAACACTGGACAAAAATGGCCAAGAACAAACATTTTCCGATATGGAAGTTAACTGCTGAATAAATTATATGGATAAATATCATTATGAAAGATAATAACATGAGCAATTCGTCGACCGATACTACACTACCTCCGCAATCTAAACCTAACGAAGTAGGTGGAGTTGGTGTTCAGGGTCATATTAAAATATTTGATCCTGTTAGTAAAGAAGTATATGTTGATAAACGTAATGCTATCCATTACGAAAATTTTTCTATTGCATTGGCACAAAGTATATCGAATCAAAACGAAGGTAGTATTGGAGAAATGGTATTTGGAAACGGGGGAACTCGAGTCGATCCAACCGGAATTATTACATATCTAACACCTAATAGTACAGGTAATGTTGCAGCATTATATAATCAAACTTATTATAAAACTGTAGATGCTAGACAGTCGTATTCATTAGATCCTGCAAGAAATTTTATGGAAACTCGACATCTTTCAGGTACTGCATATACCGATGTCTTAGTAAGTTGTTTACTGGATTTTGGAGAACCGAGTGATCAACGTGCGTTTGATAATGCAACTTTATCTGATGATGCATATGTATTTGATGAACTAGGCTTAAAATCTTATAGTTCTTCCGGACCAAATTCAGGATTATTATTAACTCACGTTATTTTTCACCCTGTACAAAAATCTTTGAATAGGTTAATTCAAATTGATTACACTATACGAATTCAAAGTTTAAGTAATAATGGAATTTAATTATGGCATATACACTTAAATTTTCTGATCCTGGCAAAACTAATGTCATAGTTATTGAAGGTCCTATAGTTGATAATTATAGCACTAGTTTAAATTTAGTTGGGCAAGGGTATCCCGGATATGGACAGATACTGGCCCAGAATTTTCTAAAATTATTAGAAAATTTTGCTGGTCCCAATGCTCCTGAAAGTCCCATAGCAGGTCAACTATGGTATGATACTAGTAATCCTGCACGGGGTGTATTAAGAATTAGTAATGGTAAAATTTCAAGTGCCCGCTGGCCAAGCGCCAATGGAATATATCAACAAGCAAATGATCCTAGTATTGAATATGGTGTAAATCTTGTAGAAGGTGATGTCTGGGTCGATACCGGTAATACTCAAGTTTTTATTAGGTATAGTAACACATGGAAATTAGTAGGTCCGTCTGTGTCTACAGGTATTGCTAAAACAGGTGTCGAAAGTGTTACATTACAAAGTAATTTTGGAGAGTTGTTTCCGGTATTATTAAATTGGGTTAATGGCAAAGTTATATCGATAATATCTTATAATGTGTTTACTCCTAGAACAGTTATTGATGGATTTTCTAGTTTAAGTATTGGTATAAATCTTAATTATAAAATTTCTGCAAAATTTAATGGGTTAGCAGACAGAGCATCGTCTTTGGAAATTTCAAATGGAGTACTAGTTAAAGGTAGCGAAGTTTTAAAAAACACGTGGCCGTCTTCTCAAAGACAACTAATAGGAGGATCACTCATTGTTGAATCTACTCAAGGTTTATTTGTTAGAAGACCCAGCACCTCCGGAGTTGCCGCCAAGGAATTAGAATTATATACAACAGTTAATTCAGGTGCTGTTATCAATTTTAATAATTCATCATCTTCGTTAAAAATAGGAATTAATAATAACTCTTATATAGTTTTCAATGGATCGAATGGATACGGTAACATAGGTATTAATACTTCAACAGTTGAAAATGTAGTATTATCAGTTGGTGGTACTGCTACTTTTAAAAATAATATAAGAATAACAACTTCATCAGTAAGTACCATAGGATTAACGTTGGATGGATCTGCATCAATTGGTGGTAATGCAGCAGTATCGGGTAATTTAAATGTTTTAGGGTTAACAACAATATCTAATTTATTAACTGTTGGTGCTAATATTATTCCCAGTACACAAACACAGGCAATTGGGTCAGCAGCAATGCCGTTTGAACGAATATTTGTAAAAAATATAGGTAGTGCAACTACATATGTTAGAATTTTTGGATCTGTTACAACTGCAACAACCTTAGAAACTACTAGATATTTTCAAATTTCCGGACATTCAACCTCAACACTTGCAGTAGGATTTAACGGTTCTACATCTGTAACAATGACAACTACATTAGATAGGTCGGCTATTAATTCTCCGGTTGGCGGATCTACTTCTACTACTAATGCAAATCAAACACTATTAGTTTTAGATACTTCTACTAATGCAACAGATCTTCAAAGTATTTCCAAGAAAAACTTTTTATCTGATATATATTCTGCAATAATGAACACAGGTATGATCATTCCGTCTGGAACATCGACTGTTTCGAGTTCTTTCTTATTATGTGACGGCACCGCATATCAGCAAGTGGGTACCTATGGTAATTTATATAATGTAATAGGAACCAGATACGGAGTTGGCTCAGGTGGAACATTTAGGGTTCCGTATTTGCTAAATGTTACTACTTCAACAACTGCATCAGTAACTTCATCAATTTTTTACCATATAAAAATATAAAATGTCCTATACAATATATAATACAGATGGAACAGTTTTATCAAATATTGCAGTGGGCGATATTGATAATTACTCATCCAGCCTAACATTAGTGGGCAAAAATGTTAATAATTATGGAGAATATATTAATAGTAATTTTATTAAATTATTAACTAATTCTGCATCTACCTCGTCAATCAGTCCGATTAGTCCATTGGTTGGGCAATTATGGTATAATAAAACTAACCATAGATTAACAGTATATGATGGGGTATCGTTTCAGCCAACATACGGATCACATGTTAGTGGAGTGGCACCTACTACTTCCACAATTGCCATTGGTGATTTTTGGTATGATACAATTAATACCCAATTAAAAATATGGGATGGTGACAGTTTTAATTTAGTGGGTCCTGCAACATCTGGATTATTGGGTACTTTTGGAATAGTTCCAACATCTTCTAATATTATAGATAATAACACTGGGGTGTCACAACGAGTTGGTTCTATTTTTGCACATGGATCAACTATTGGTATAGTTACTACTGCATCATTTTTGATGTCTTCTGCTAATGCAGCTTTGCTTTTACCTAATTCTAGCAGACAATATAGTGGAGTAGCGAGTCGTGTTGTTAATGGAATAACAATACTTAATGATTTAGAAGTATTAGGCACCTTGCTCATTGATGGATGGGATGTAAAGAGTCATGCAAATATTGACCTCACAGCTAATTATAATATCACTCCATTTGGCTCGTCTACTGCAACTACTACTTCTGGTGACTGGACGTCGACTAATTTAAATCTTATAGCATACAATGCTGCAAATTTTGCTATTTCAAAAGATCTTGCAAAAATGTTTGATATACAGACATATCGACCGGGCTCTCAGGCAAAAGTAATATGTAGTTATAATACTGAAACATCTGTAAGACTTTTTACGTTGTATCAAAAATATAGTCAGCAACAATACCCTTGGTGGGAACCAAATGAAATAATACCTTATCGATGGACAGGTACAGAAACTCTATTAAAACTTGGGTCTACGACTCAGGTAAAATGGTTGTGGACCAGTACAGTAACTTATACTAATATACAATCAACCGTATGGAATGAAGTGATAAGAACTGATAGTACAAGCTCAACCAGTACATCATATTTAAATCCAGTAACTGTGGGTACTAACTTCTTTGTTAAAGTCACCGGTGGCATACCTTCCTCTACATTTACATATGCAGGAGTTTCACCATTTAATACCTTTGCTGGTACAGCTACATTAAATATTGCCGGTGAATATACTACTAGTACTATGATTACTAATACAATTCAACCTTCTATTACAACAGCAACTTACACAGTTAATTTTGTATTTGCCGGTTCTAACAATTCAAGACAATTAAGTATTACTGCGGTAAGACCATAAAGGAACAAAAGATGCCATATATTCTTAATAAAACAAATGGAATAGTTGTTGCTACGGTACAAGATGCTTCAATTGATCAAACTACAGATTTACAATTTTTAGGTAGAAATTATGCCGGGTATGGTGAAATACAAAATGAAAATTTCTTAAAATTATTAGAAAATTTTTCAAATACTACTGCGCCAGTTAAACCAATTGACGGTCAAATTTGGTATAATTCTGAATATAAATCTTTAAATGTTTATGATTCATTACATTGGAGATCTGTACCTACAATAATAATAGATTCATTGGACCTTTCAAAAAATGTTACGCCAGCTATTGGCGATTTATGGTATGATATTATTAATGCTCAATTAAAAATCTGGACAGGTACTGAATACGGATTAATAGGTCCACTATCTGGTGCTGATTTAAAAGCAACTTGGCGAGGAGATTTTGAATATGATATTCGATCTCCTGATATTCCGATATATAATATCAAAGCTATTGTGGGAGTAGATAATACGGTAGTTGCTATAGTATCTGGTGAATCGTATAACATGTATACTGATTATTTAGAATCACCAAACTATCCTACTTATACAGCCCCTTCTGCCGGCAATCCTGGATTTACAAAAATTGTAAAAGGTATTTCTTTATTTGGTGCAGATGCTATAACTGGATCTAGTAGAGCCGCAGTAACCGGATTAACGACTAGTAGTTATTTTTGGGGAACCGCAGCAGAATCATTAAATTCATTACTTTCAACAACTTCTACTTATACTAAAGGAATTATAGGTGTTAACACAATTACTAACGTATCGTTTAACGTACCTTTTATAAGTTCTTCTACTAATCTAGCTTACATCGATTCAGGTATTACTTATAATCCTAGTACTAAAATCTTAACAACTATTGCGTCATCTGCACTTTATGCAGACTTGGCTGAACGTTATGAAGCAGATGCAGTCTACGATGTAGGAACTGTTTTGATAATTGGCGGAGAGAAAGAAGTTACTGTTACCGCAACATTTGCTGATACAAGGGTAGCGGGCATAGTGAGTAAAAATCCAGCATATATGATGAATTCTGAAGCCGGAAACGACGAAACTCACCCCTATATTGCCTTAAAAGGCCGTGTTCCGTGCAAAGTTCAGGGCCATATTAAACAGGGTGATCTAATCGTTACTAGTAGCATACCTGGATATGGAATTGCTGCCTCCAATGTATTTGGTGGAGCTATCATAGGAAAAGCCCTAGGAACTCAATCCGAGGGCTTTGGAGTTATTGAAGTATTAGTCGTTTAAGTTATTATACAGCCATTGGCATTGAGATATTAGGATGACTTTTGTAGTCGATCAGCTCTATATCTTCCATTTCAAAATTTGTAATAATACTAATATCTGGATTCAACTTCAATGTAGGCAATGGGAATGGTTTGCGAGCTAACTGTTCTTTTACTTGTTCTAAGTGATTATTATAAATGTGAGCATCACCAATTGTAATAATTAAGTCTCCTACTTCTAAGTTACATACTTGTGCAAGCATATGGGTAAACAATGCGTAACTTGCGATATTAAATGGGATACCTAATCCAAAATCAGCACTACGTTGATACATTTGACAACTTAGTTTGCCATTGTTAACATAAAATTGACTCATAACATGACATGGAGGCAATGCCATTAATTCAATCTCTCCTGGATTCCATGCAGTTAATATATGTCGTCTGCTGTATGGATCATCTTTAATACCTGAGATTAATTCAAGCAATTGGTCATAATTTTGAAGTCCAACAGTGTTGATACGAATTAATGGCTTACGCCACCGCCGCCATTGAACACCGTAGATGCGACCTAGATCGCCGGCATGACGTTGTAGTTTTTTGTTAACCCAATATGGAGCGTTGGCATTATCAGTCCATATGGTTTTTTTATCAGAATACCTATCGCCGTGTAATATTTCTTTTAGACGATTTTCATCTCCACTGCCTTCAATAAACCATAATAGTTCACTAACAACAGATTTCCATGCTAATTTTTTAGTAGTGATTGCAGGAAATCCTTCGGTTAAATCAAATCGCATTTGCATACCAAATTTACTAATAGTACCAACACCTGTTCTGTCTGGTCGATGCTCCCCAGTTTCTAATATATCTAAAAGAGCATCGAGATATGCATACTCAGGATGATTGCTCATTAAGCTTCTACTGGTTTAGTTTTTTTCTTTGGAGGATCTAAAACATCAGCCTGTTTACGTAAATTTTGGGCTTCTTTAAATAACTTGTCAGCTAATGATCTCATATCTGAGGCATTTGTTGGAAGAGTATTTGTTTCTGGATCTTTAGGTAACACAATTTCTTTAGTGGTTGTGTTTGTTGTTTTCTTTTTAGGTAAAGTATTACCATCAGTGATTGCTAGCTCCTCGAGAGTAACACCTCTTGTTTCAGCGATCATTGTATTGAGTTCGTCTAATTGAATTTGAGATTTTGCATTTTGTGTCATCAATACCATATTAGTTGGAACTTTTTTCAAATGCCCGTTAGTATGTAACCAACTTAGCATTGGCCCCCCATCCGGGAATCTTCGTACAGATAACAGATCTGCTAATTCATTAGCCTGTTGCCCAGCATCACTTTCGAGTAACGACATTAATGAATCATGATATGCATCTGGCAATCCATTAGTCCCTACCACTAATGCGCTCGATGCATCACCAGGAAGTGTTCTATATATTATCGCAATTCTTGCGGCATTATTTTTCATCTTTCCTACATGTTTGGTATTTTTAGACATATTATTTCTTATTATTCTTTAGGTGTTTGTTCAGCAGGAGGAGTGACAGCATTTACAAACGCATTCAATTTGTCAAATGTTGCACCTACTGCTGATAATTCAGAAGCACCGAATGCTCCACGACGAACAGCAACATCAATGAGTGAACGAATATTTGTTAAGTCAGTTACTGTTAACTCTGGTTGAGCAGGTTGGGTTTCAGTTGTTGGCGCAGTTTCTTGATTTTCCATTTTATATTTCCTTTATTTTATATGTAAGTAATGACAGCCCAATGACAGCAATGTTAATTCTTTAGGATCTTCTAAACCAATTTCTGTTACTTGCTGAACTTTCCTAGAATTATTTAAAACATAGTTTTGTTGAATTGAATACCTACTGTTTAAGTTATATTCAATCCAATGTTCTACATCTGTAATATCTATCCTACTATGAATAGCAATTTTAGAAAAATGCTCCGGAATAAAAGATAATTTTCTAAATCCTAAAACACTTAATGCATTTACTGTTCCTCTATTTAGCGACATTATATACTACTTTATTTATAATAAGCAGTTTGACCGAATGGAGAAATTATGGATTCGTTTCCGTGAATAACAAACAATGTTTCACAATAATCTTCATCACCCCAACTACCGCAAGGATACCCGTCTGTAAACATAATAAATCGCTTTGGCTCAATGCCTTCATTTTTCATAAATTGCCAGTTAGCATCAAAATCAGTACCACCGCCACCTTTACATTCGTATGCATTAATATCATCTGCATTGTCTCCAGTAAATTGAGCATAGTTATATATTTCAGTATCAAAACACCAAATGTCTAATTTAAAATCAGCATATTCATCCATAATACCTTTAACTTCACTTAGAAAGTCTTTAGCCATTTTGTCACTGATACTACCGCTCATGTCAACAGCAATACTAACATCAATAGTCTCTTCGTTCATCATTCCGGGCAAAATTGCACCCGAATGTTGTGATTTTCGATTAGGTCTGCTGAAACTAAAATTACTTTTAAGAATACTCTGAATGTTCATACGTAACAACTGACGCCAATCCATTTTAGGTTCAGTGAGATTTGTAATCATACGTTGAATACCTGCAGGCACTTTGCCCGCGCCTGCATTCTGTGCGGCAGCAATTGTTGCTTCTTTAATCTCGTCTCGGATCTGTTTCTTTTCTTCAGCAGTTAATTTTGGACGTACTTTACCACTACCGTCAATTTCTTCACCGTCTTGGTCGCCGCCAGGGCCGTTTTCACCGTCACTGTCGTCTAAGTGCTCGTCTAGCAATTCACCTAAAGTATTAATATCGATCTTTTCTGCTTTTTCGTACAAGTCATTATAAATTTGTTCGTAGCTCATTCCACGATATGTGTCGTCTTGGAAAATTTTAATAAAACTAGGTACTGTACCAATGCGTTCGTCTTTAAGAATTTGATTTGCGGCATAGTCTGCGGCAATATTTGATAATACAGGATCTCGCCCATCGCGTCGACCCATGTGATCAAATACGTTATGTAATACTTCGTGTGCAAATCCAAACTCTGCTTCCTTGGGAGTAAGTTTGTTTACAAAACCATAATTGAAATAAAAGTTCCTGCCATCTGTGGCCAGCGTACTGCACCAAGTGTCAGCTTCTACCATTTTAAGACGAGTTGCTAAATTTCCAAAGAAAGGATGACGAAGCAATAAGCCAACTCTAGCAGTAATCAATTTATCCAGAATTTTAGCTTTTTCATTAGGCGTAAATTTTTTATTGAGCCAATCTTGCTTTTTTTGGCGTTCTGCTTTCATTACTTTAGACATAGTAAATCCTTTTAGTGTTCGAATATATATTATACATTAAATTTATCATAATAGCAAGTAAAAACCCCTCACGGGGTTTTTTAACCTTCCATTGCTTGGATAATGTATTTTCCATACTTATCATGGAATTTATCAAAGTTTTTTAATTTGCTGGCATCAAACGGTAATTGATATCCAGTTAATGCAACTTTGGCACCCATAACAACTAGCTCAGTTGGGAAATTATCCATCATAAAGCCGAAGAAATTGTCTGCCATTGAATCCCAGTTTTTAACTTTTTTGCGATCAGCTTCTTGAAGTTCGTAGCACAAGCTAATAGTTAGCGAGTACATTGCAGATATTTCTTTAATAGCAGATTTAGTGATCTTGCCTGCTAGCACATCAGTTGGGTTAGGCATCTGCTTGGCAACCTTACGGTGTGCCATAAACTTAATTGCAAGACCTTCACCAATAGCACCTGAGATTAGATCAGTAAGTGTGTTATCCGGAACATCATCTTCTTCCAATAATTCGCTGACAAATACCCAAGAACGGGGAGTAGCAAATGCTTTACTAGAGCTCTTTGGGTCAAAATCGTACAAATCCTGTTTAGCAAAACCAACATAACCTAGTACTTGTTCGTGGATGCGATTTTGTACTGCCCAAGAATGGAAGTCTTCAAAATCGCAACGAAGTTCTAGATGTAAGAAACGATTTGCCAGCGGAGCAGGCATACGATAAGTAACACCTTTGTCAGTTTCGCGGTTACCAGCAGCAATAATACTAACGCCCTTTGGTAGTTGATAAGTACCAACCCGACGATTAAGAATAAGTTGATATGCTGCTGCCTGTGTAGCAGGAGCCGCAGAGTTAAGTTCGTCTAAGAACAAAATAGAAGTATCTTCTGGGTCACTAGGAAATTCTAACGGAGGAGCCCACGACATAGTACCGAGTTGACTATTGTAAAAAGGAATACCTTTAATGTCTGTAGGTTCCCAAAGACTCAATCGAACGTCAATAACATTTCGATTTTGTTCAGTACCGAGTTGTTTAACAATGTCGGCTTTGCCAATTCCGGGGGGACCCCACATGAACACTGGACGTTGCTTTTTCAAGCATTTACGGATGGCTGCTTTAGCTTCGTTAGGGCTAACAGTACGATTTGCGGAGAGTTTTTCTGACATAGTGTTTCTTTCTAAAAAACAGTTGAAGTAAGTTATTTACAGTGTATAGTATAACAAAGATCTTCTTATATGTCAAGCAATTTTTCTGTAAATCTTTCCTTTGCTCTTTGAAATTTAGCAATATTTCCGGAAAATAAAACTAATTGAACAGCGGTTTTCTCTCCAAATAGGTATATTTGTTTAGAAGTTAAGTAATATGGACACTCAAGATTTTGATCTATCCATATTGCTAATTTATTTGTAAAGAAAATGGGTTCGTCAAATTTAACTTCGTAATATTTTATATCTGCTCGTTTTAAACACTCAAAGCCTTGCTCGGTTAATCCGAGTCCACCTTTACTTTTAGTTCTAGTGTTATGCCACCAAAGTGGTATAGTTTGTTTAATTTTTTTCTCGTCAAACAGAATCCCATTAGATTCTAACACTATTTTGGTTATTTCATGTTTCTGAGATATCATTGACTTTTTCACCAGTATTTAATTTATAAACGGAGAAGTCTTGAGTATTAAAAAGTTTGTTTAATTTTTCAGCTAAGTTAAAGGCATGTCCACTATTGGAAAAACTTACCTTTTTATATTTTGGATTTAATTGATGTGCAACAATGCTAGTGGTTTTTAAATTGATTGGTTTATTTTGATAAAATACTGCCCAAATAGCTTCAGACTCTAACACCTGTTCGGTTTTGTAAGTTTTTTTATTAGTAACTTCTAGTAACACATTAGGTTTTGGCCTGCTCATGATATACGTATCTCCAAATATACATATATTTAGTTAAAATTTTAGAAGTTTCCACCATCCATTTTTATTTCAATTTTATCCGGACCCTTATTTTCTACAATAGTAGATAATGTTTGATCTAATTTTCCAGTTAATCGAGTCATTACCATGCTGATACTATCATACATATCACTATATTCTTTAGCAGTTAGTGTTAACGATTTTTGTCCACTTTTTTTAGCAATTCTTGCTTTATCTAAAAAGTCTTCTATAGGGAATACATTAATAGGTTTCATTCTTTATTAACACTGGCTAATGCAATTTTCATTTCTATTTCATTCTTAAACGGACCACGATTTGGATTTCGATCTATCGTAATTAATTTTGGACAAAAACTCTTAACCCACCCTTTGTGAAATTGAATTATATAATACCCTGCACAATATTGACTTTTACTTTTTGAACTTTTAGCAAATAATGGCAATTTCTTTTTAATATCATATACAGCATCATGCGGTTTTGAACTACATGGATAATCGTATATAAAATGTGTAAGTGGATCTATTTCAAAATTGTGTTTAGTAATAACATCTAATTTATCAACGATATCTCTATAATTTTTAATATTAAATGTTTGACCGTTGCGTAAAAAAGTATAGTCTTTTTTATTTTTAGCAATAGATCCTATCTTTTTGCCCGAGTCTTCGAGGATCCATTCTTTATTTGGTATTAGTACTTTTGAAATTACGGTGTTCATGCTATATACCTTGCATTTAATGGTTCTGCATAACTTTGTACTTGTTCACTAATCTTAATTAGATCGTATTCTGCACATAATTTTAACAATCTAATACCAACTTGGGAAATATTCTTTTCTGCTGTAGTAGCTGTATTAATGGTTTCTTTGATTAACGTTTTAATATCATCTGGCTGCGCTGTTAAATCACAAAGCACCACATTACGATTGTAGTCATCTAACACTCTATGTTCTTTGCCCTCGTGATCTGACCAACGCTGAAGCATGAGATTGTTCCACGCGAATCCTTTATTTACTCGGTCTCCAAAGGCTTCACGGAGACCAACCTTATTTTTTGTGCCTTTTTCACGCACTCCCGGATAAGCAGAAAAGATATTGTCGGAGGTGTCGCCACGCATACACTTCTCAAAAAGTAACCATGTTGGGTCCGGTGCGTCTTTTTTCTCATTAGTTTTTTTATCTTTAACAGGCTTACCCTTTTCATCAAAGTATCCTTCATGTGTAGTTGTAATCTGCATCACGCCATTATATTGACGCACGTTCGGTGCGATAAGTTGTGCAAAGTCCCCATCTGTTGAAATGATAACGTGCATATCGGATGGATGACTTTGTATCCAACCTGCAATTAAATCATCTGCTTCTAATTGCGGATGCTGTAAAACTGTGCAATTAGTTTTATTGATAACGTAATCTTTAAACTCGTCAAATGTTTCCCAAAACACACGATCTTCTTCTGCCTCTCTTGGACTTTGGGCAGCACGAGCTTCTGTACGCTGGCGTTTATAGGGAGCATATACGTCCTTACGCCAGCTGCGACCTTCTAAAAAGAAGATGACATGATCACCTTTAAAGTCTTTCCATGCTTTGCGAACACTGCCCAATACCGTAGCAAGACTCATGCCAATCTTGTCATTAAGATCGCCTCGAGTTGCATGACGAGCTCGAAAAAATGTATTTGCAGTATCTACAAGAATATATGTTTGCGTCATTAAGAAATCTCTCTTCTTCCATTACCTAAATTGTTTACATCAATAAAACCAGCAGTTCGTTGATTCATATTAACACCCGAATCGTTGCCGACATTCCTACATAGTTCACCAAACCAAGCATCTACTACTGCTTCTTCGGATTCGCCTTTGTATCCATTAGCTTTTAATTGTAACACAAAGTACTCATTCCAATCAAGTTCAAAAAAGCCATTACGAATATTATCTTTATTGACATGTGTATCTAATACAGCGACCCACGGTTCTTTATTTGCGGTAGCAATTTCTTTTGCGGAAAGTTTTACTGGTTCTTCTTTTTTAATTGGCACCGCATCTTTAATGCCAAATAGATTTTTAATAAATTGTTTCATAGTTTTTTCTGTAATTGGTATAACTGCTTGATCTAAGATACCCATTAAGTACCCCACTCATTTTTAAAAAGCGGAACTTGTAATCTATCACTGTATCTTAGTCCATGTTTCATTGCTAACAATGCCACATTGCGATTGTTCATTGCGTAAACACTTTCAACTCCACCTACAGGCATTAGGTACACATGACCTAAAAATCCTGCATTACGATATTCAGCAATAGCACGTTCTGCATCTTTAAAGTCTTCCTCTGTGGCAATAACAAACTTCAAATATGCTGTGCCAACTTGTTCATATTCACAAACACGTTCTGGCTTAATTGCATCATCCCATGGTTCACCACTACAAGGAAGTTTAGCACTTACACTAAATGTAATTTCTCGCTCGTCGCCACCAAATGCCCAATCTGTTAAGTATTCCTTAAATGCAGAAGTTAATCGCATTGTTCCATTTGTCTCAAACGTAATT